CGAGAAAGAAGACATCGAATCGATTCGTAAGAAAGCACCTTTCCAATACTCTGCACAAAATCGCATGGTAACTCCTTTAGATTATGAAGCACTCATCTTGCGTAAGTATGGTAACTTTATTACTGATATCATCTGCTGGGGTGGAGAAGATAATCTTCCGCCAGAGTATGGAACGACATTTACCTCAATTGTCTGGAAGGATAACTTGAGTAGTACTTCTATCAGTGAACTGCGAAGAGCAATATCAGACCTGACTGGCGAACTCTCTGTCGTATCTTTTGATATTAAGTTTACTGCTCCAAGCGAAACATACGTCTCCACCAAGTTATATTACCAATACAATCCTCTGCTTGGTGCTAGCAGTCAGTCAGTTGTGGACGCTTCTGTCCAGAAGACTGTTACTAATTACTTTGCGGTAAACATTGGTAAGTTCGCGCAAGTATTCCGAAGGTCTAACTTGCTGACAGAAGTTGACGACACTGACCCATCAGTTCTATCTTCAAGAGCAGATGTGACATTACAGAAAAGGATCATACCTGTTCTGACTTTACCCGAAAATCAAAAATTCACATTTGGTTCTGCTCTTAAAAACCCAGATGAGTTGACGACCCCAGTTGTTAGAAGTGGATTCTTTAAATACCAAAACATCGATGTTTACATAAGGAACAAACTTCTCGACAAAGTTAAAGTCTCTGGTGAAGGTGTGGTTCCAATAGTCTTTGATAGGAAACCATCCAACAAGTTGGAGTTGGTCAATACGAAGGGAGTGGTAGTAGTAGAGTATATGGGATACTATGAACCACTTACTGGCGAAGTTGAAATATTAAATTTGAATGTTCAAAATACTAATAATCAATCTAACTACATTAAGGTCTTTGGAGTTCCTGCAAACGAGTCTGCCATCACACCAAGGTTTAGTGGAATACTAAAATATGATGCTTCGGAATCTTCGGTAAATGCGGTAACAGTCACAAGTAGGGTATAACAAATGAGTCTTGATAAAACTCTTTCGGATCAGTATCGCCTTCCATTAAAGTTGGATAAGTTTCCTGTCGCTCCAATTTTGACAGGAGACTTTGCAACGATTTATCCAAAGTTTGTTGAATTCCTCTCTTCATATTATCAAGAGTACGATTCCATAAAGAGTCCCGCTAAGTTTCTGAATGAGTTACAACACAACAGAGATATGGCAGATGTGACCCCGCAACTTCTCCAGTTGATTGGACAGGAGTTATTTCTTGGGAAGGACTACACAGATAGTTTTTTAGATAAAGAGTCGGCAATACAAATATCAAACTTACTGTATCGCTCTAAGGGTACGTCATTTTCAATCGAACAGTTCTTTAGAATATTCTTTGGGTTCGATGTCAATATTCAATACGGTCGTGATGAAATATTTCAGGTTGGCGACCCAGCCCAAGAGAAGTTATTATTCGTCTCAGAATATCGTTCGGGTGGAACTGATGCAAACGGTGATCCGGTTTCCATACTCTATCCAGGCAATAGGTTAAAGTTTAACTTTGATGATGGCATCATACAAGTCTACGCTCTTGCACTCACCCCCAAATATGAAACCGTCCCTTCACTTTATATAAGAGAAGGTGAAACAGAATTGCAAGATTACATATCCGATATTGGTAACGTTGACTATATCATAAGGACTGCAATAAAAACAACTTACAATGTCTGGTATCTATTGAGGGAAGATTTCGACTACGATGTCGATTACAATAGCAACACTATCGCTTTCCTTAAACCTGGACTGGAAAACTCACTGAAGCCAGGTGACCCTTGGTTGGATTACCTTGCAGAGTTTGGAGAGATTGCCCCACCAAGTCAGGAAATAAATTTCGATGGCGAACCTTTCGGTCCTCTCAGGTATCCTAAGTCGCGAATCGAAACAACAAGAAAATTTCCTGCTGGTTCTCCACTAGGCAGTGATATCAGTGACAAAAAACTAACTGATAACGCATACTATCAGGTATTTTCTATCCTCATCAAAACACCTATCTCTGTAAATGCTTGGAGAGATGTTTACAAAGATTTCATTCATCCTTCAGGTGTGTACTTGGCGGGGGAAGTGTTAGTAGAAACAGTATCTAATGTTGGTCTGTCTGCTCAACCTACAAGCGTAGAAAAATACGATCTGGAATACGAAGGTACTGGAAAGATAGACGAGTTCGCGTATTCTGAAGTCACTGAACTTAATGTTATAAAGGGTCCGAGGGGAGAGGGTTAAATGCCTATAGATAGTGACAATGACCCTCTTTTCGTTGGGTTGGTATATCGTTCAAGGATAAACGACATAATAAATATGTCGGATAGTAATGCCATTGGTAGTTTTACTATCGCAGAACTTAATAGCCAGTACAACAATGTTGCCGATCTTGATCAGATTGAGTCAAGAACCTTCGATGCTGATTCTGATGGGATAGTAAGAGGGTTCACTGATTTTTCTAATACCATAAACACTATGGATGAAAATCATTGGTTGCAAATAGACTCAGATGGTTATGGGAATAACATGCTGGGATATGTGTTAGACTTTGCCGATGAAAGACCAGGCATACCGAATGCTCCTATATATTCCATATCGACATCAGTCGAGGCGGGACCATCTGTAATTGATGGATCGGCATTGTATATTGTTACAGTAGTTGGCAATTTGGTTTCTGGAAACTCCACAGTTAGTGCTGTAGGTGGAAATCAGGTTAATGCTTCTGGAGCATTACGAGTCGGTCACAGTCTCGCTGACGGAACTTCTCAGAGTTTTGAACCTTATGTGGGTATGCCTTCCCCTGCAATATATGTGGGTATGCCTTTCCCTGCAATATACGTTGGTGGTGTTCTCCAAGTGCCACCAGTAGACCCCCAATAGCGCGGCAAGAATATCTGCCCAAACTTATTGATGGACTTAGAATAAAAGATATTATAAGTTGTATAAATAAACACATAGGACAAAAGAGAATAAATTCATGGCGATACCAACACAACAAATTATTTCAAATGGTGCAATGGCAAACGATGGCACTGGCGATAGTTTGCGCGATGCCGCAGATAAAATAAACAATAACTTTGAATCGCTCTGGCAGTCTACTTATAATGGCGCAAACGATCAACCTGCCAGAGAATTCGTGTTCGGTACTGTTTCTGATGGTTATTCTAAACCTTCTGCTGGTCAAGTGAATGCCTTCAACAACGGCACTCCTTCTAACATGACAAACTTTGTCAACTTTAGGATTTCCCAGTTTGACCAAAGTGGAGCAGCAAGAGTTATTCCTGTTCAAAGGGATTGGAACAACGGCACTGGATTATACGATTCTGTTACAACAGCAACTACTCTGACCATGTATCAAAAGACGAGCGCATCGTCATTCGCAAGTTACGAAATTGTTGGACAGTATACAGGGACGTTGTATTACAAAACTCAATCGAACCCACCGTCAGCACAGAGTCCAGCAGCAGGTGAAAGATATCCAAGTACATATACATTCGCACCCGACTCTTCAGATTATTGGTATTTTCAATCCTCATCCGCAGGAGCGATATACAGGGAAGGCAGCATATCTGCTGGTGATTCGTGCTTTATTAAAATAGATAACTTCTGGTAGAGGAAGAAAAAATGGCAGCAACAATAACAGACATCCTGAAGAAAGAATTATTGACTGATCTCTATTCTTCCTTTACTGGTAAACTTCAAGATAGTGATATTCCAGCAGTCGCCCCCGATAACTATTACATAGGTATTGGCAAGGCAGAGCAATGGACTACTGCTGGGGTCGCACCTATACCCACCCCATCGACTAACGATGTCATCCAATTCCAATCTTCTCTACAGTCGGTTAAGAAAGTTGCGGATGTGTCTTATGTGATACCTCGCGTTAACTGGTCAGCAGGAAGCATTTATACTGCATGGGATAATACTAATAGTTCTGATACAACCTTTGGAAGTCTAAACGACATCATTGGTGCTTACTATGTTATTAATGACCAGAACAATGTTTACATCTGTATCCAACAAGGTGTCAGTAATACCGGAGTCGTTTTAAACTCACTTAACAAACCAACGGGCATAACTTCAGCAGTTTTTTCCACAGGTGATGGATACTCTTGGAAGTTTATGTACAACGTTGGTGTTTATAACGCCCAGAGATATCTCACTTCTAACTATGTCCCTGTTGAACGCATCCCATCACCAGACGAAATCGGTGGCAAACCTATCGCAGAGTTATCAGCATCAAGAGCAGGTCAATACGCGTTACAGAATGCTGCCATACCTGGACAGGTGATTGGAGTTGCAGTTGACTCTAGCGGCATTGGATATCCTAGCAATTCAAATATCTCTATTCAAGTTAAGGTAGAAGGCGACAACGCAACCGATCAAGCGTATGCATATGCTAGGACAGATAATAACGGAAAAATATTCCAGTGTATTATGAAAAGCAAATACGACTTGAATGTCTATGAGTTTGGCGCAGG